TAAGGTCACAAATATGGTCGCCTTTCCGTGGTGATACATTATATCCTTTCTTTGACGATAACGGCAACATGATAGCTTTCTCTCGTGAGTACAAAAAGAAAGATTTAGACGGTAACGAACATACCGTATTCATGACTATTACCGCAGATAAGGTGTATCAGTGGGAACTTGATAAGACATGGTCGGAGAACGTAGAACGTACATTTGCGCATCAGTTTCAAAAACTCCCCGTCATGTACGCATTTCGTCCCGAGCCGTTATGCGCAAAGGTTAAGCAGTTACGTGTCCGATTGGAGAAGTGTTTGAGTGGCTATGCTGATTGCATTGATAATCACTTCTTCCCACTCCTTATGCTCTTTGGAGAGTTGCAGCCCGACAATTTGAGCGGTGATGCACGTAACAGAATGATGCAATTAACGGGAGATGGTGCAAATGCGCAATACCTCACATGGAATCAATCCTCCGACCCTATCAAGGTAGAGATTGAAACCTACTTTAATCAGATTTACGGACTGACGAACACCCCTCGTATATCATTCGACCAACTCAAAGGTACTGGCAATGCTCTTAGTGGTACGGCTTTCCGATATGTCTTTATGGCTGCTCACATGGCAGTACAGAATCACGCAGAGGAATTGGGAGAGTTCTTCCAAAGACGTGTTAACTTCCTCACATCTGCTATTGGCACGTTGAACACATCACTCGAAGCTGCAAGTAAGACGGTGAACATCGAGACCGAGATTGTTCCTTTCATGATTGATAGTGAAAGAGATAAGGTTGAAACCGCTGCTGCTGCCGTCAGCGGGGGCGTGTGGTCAATGGAACACGGTGTAAGTTTCTGCTCAAACTATGGTGAGTTGCAGGACGAGTTGCAACAAATCAGAGAAGAACAGAAAGAAAAGGTGCAACAGAATGAGCCTATCGAACCAAAATAATAATAGCCGAATTAGACCACTTTAGAGAATATTTTGTATCTTTGCGTCATAACAAAACGATAAATTTATGAGGCAGAATGTTTGTTGGGTAAAAATCAAAGACAAATGTAGGAAAACGTCCATTAGGCTTATTTCCTATGGTGTTTATAGCTTATCTCATGACTATCCAATTAAGATATGTAAAGCTATAGGATATGATAATCAAGAATTAGCAGTAGTCATAGATACTTCTTTAGGACATGTAGATATTCCTATATGTATAAGAATTGAAGATACCGAGACACTATCAGCGTACGAAGTCTCTCAAATGGAATTTTTACAAAAAGATAAACGAGATAAGATATGTAATGAAATTATTAGTTATTTGATTTAATTTTAGAACATTATCGTTTACATTTAAGCTGCTATCTGTGAAGATGGCAGCCTTTTTTATGCCTTTTTATTACAACAGCCTTATTGTCATTTCTCAGCCACTGAAAAACGCAAATCCCCCTTTTATAATGTGTAAATTTGAAAAGATTTATTCAAGTTAACACTTTATAAAGTATGAACATTTACGAACAAATTTTGGCAGGACTCAGAACCAAATTCCAAGGGGCTGATGATGCTACCCTTCAGCGTATGGCAAGTAAGAAAGCTGAAGGAGTAACGGACGAGAGCAAGGTAAACTCTATCGTTGAGGGTATCTCCTTTCAAGACGTTCTAACAAGCTATGGCGACTATCGGGCTGATGGTGCGCAGAAAACCGCAGTTTCAAACTACGAGAAGAAGCACAACATCAAGGACGGAAAGCCAATCGAGGAACCAAAGCCACAAGACCCACTACCAACACCGACTCCACAGACAACGGAACAAGTGCCAGCGTGGGCGCAAAGTCTTATTGACTCTAATAAGACATTGAGCGAGAAGTTAGCAGCAATGGACGCAAAGACAAAGGCGGACGAACGCAACCAACAGATTGCAGCAGTGGCAAAGTCATTCGGTATTCCTGAATATGTCTATAGAGGAAAGCAAATCGCTGATGATGTAGACCTTAATCAGTACTTCACCGATGTGAAGCAGGAGATGCAGAATGGTGGATTCCAGTTCGCAAAGTCTCCCGAAGAGGGAAACAACGAACACAAAGACGATATGGATAGTCTTTTGGATGGCGTCAATAAGCGAACCGAGGCTATCAAAACAGAAAACGAGAAAAAGTAAATCATTATGGCAGCAGGAATTAAGTTTGAATCCACGCCTCCTATCGAAAGGGAGGTTTGTGACGAGAAATCTCTATATCGCCTCACAGATGGTGGTATGGACTTAGACATGAGTAATCTCCCTAATAAGGGATGGTTGCCCGAACTTACGCCTATCTATCGTGATAAGGTAGAGCGCAAGGCAGTAGTGTGTATTCGTGTCAAGGTAGTAGAAAAGGCTACCACGGGAGCGACTACCATCAAGATTGCTAAATGTCCTTTTGCGGACTTCATCAATGTGGACACGCTCCTTTCTGATGGAACAAATGTCATCACTGTACAGTCGGTGGACACTTCCAATGAGGATTACGATACAATTACCACCAAAGAAGCGACAAAGGCTGATTTGGAAGTTGGTAAGGTACTTCCCGAGGCAAAGAGTGCATCTGACGCTAAGGCTAAGAATATTGCAAACTTCGCTTCATTCGGTTGGCGCAACTTGGCAAAAGAGAATACCGTTGCATTGGTTGGTCGTGCATATTCAATCGTTGAGGACAACCTTTACATCCCTTTCACAGAGGAAGATAAGGCGGCTCTCACTGGACGTTTCATGTTTATCTAAAAAAGGAGGAATATATGTTATTAACAATAGATTCGTTATTGAATAGCCCTAAGTTTCTTAAAGCGGTGATAGACCGTTCTATTGTAACTATGGGCGAACTTGACAAGGTATTTTGGAAAGACTATCTTGTTTATGAGAGAACTAATCCCGATGGTTCTTTCAAGACTTATATGGGTACGCAGGTGGGTGTCATCGCAGGTACAGTTATTGACAGATATGCAGGAAAGCCTGTCAGAAAACGCCATGCTCTCACACGTGGTTTTGGTGAGGTGGCTTGCTTAGGCGATGCTTATCAAATGGACAATACTCGTCTTGAACGCCTTAACTGGCTTATAGAGGAGTATAACACATTGACCATTCAGTCAAGCAACACCGATGCTATCTCTGCTAAGATGGACGAGATTGTGAACTTCCTGGTTGATGACGTGCGTCAATGTATGCTTGCACCTATGAAACGTCTTGATATTATGTTGGGCGATTTGCGTTTCAATGGTTCTACTAAGGTAAATGGAAAGGCTAACAAGCAGGGCGTATCAGTAGATACAGTAAAATTGCCTATCTACACAAAGGCAGCCGCTTCTGCCGACAAGGATAACATCCTTTCTTGGCTTGAAACGGAGTTCGTGGATAAGGTACGTTCAAAGGGTATGCTTTTCGCAACAGCCGAAATGAATCGCCACACATTTAATAATCGTATCGCTTCATCTAAGGAGTTCCAAAGCAAATTTACGATGAAGTTTGGTGATATGGAGTTCAATACAGGTGGCATCGTTACTCCCGATATGGTAAACCGCCTTATCGAATCAGTAGGCATGCCGTGGCGAATCCGTATCAAGGATGAGTATATCCAAACATCAGAGAGTGAAATGGTAAATGCCGTCCCAGATGACAAGATTTCATTCTTGCCTATGATGGCGGATAATACCAAACTCGGCTTTATGCGTTGGAAGAAGCCTTACGAAATGACCGACAAGGTTAATGACGGTCGTGCCTATCAAGAAATTGAAGATGGCAGGGGATTTATCTCATCTAAACGAACTGACGAGGGTCGTTTTATGGAATATGGTTTCGAGGCTATCCCCGACATTAATATTCCAAACAAGATGGCTATCGCAGACCTTTCCAAATTAGGCTAATGAACATCAAGGAATACATATCAAGCAAGTTTCAGTCATTCGGCATACAAGTGTCGGAGGCTGACTTGTTGGATATGTCTCTCAATGCACGTGTGAATATAGAGGACGATGTTGATGCAGATGTAATTGATAATATCTCTGTTGCTATTGCCCGATTTATTCCATCCCTTTTACTTCGTCCTACATCTATCAATGAGAGCGGTTTCTCTATGTCGTGGAATACTCAAGGCATAAAGGATTATTACTCTCTCCTTTGTAAGAAGTATGGATTGAAGGACGAACTCAACGACAATAAACCGAAGATACGCATCTTATGATATTTGCACCCCACATATTGCAGGTTAAAAGGGTAACACCACTCCAAGAGGACGAATACGGACACCCAATCCCTAACACTGGAGGTGAAGAGTGGGTAACACTCTGTAAGTGCCGTTGTGATGACAACACCACAAAAGAGTTTAACTCTCCTAATGGAGATGTGTACAGACCTAATTATCACGTAGTATGTGAGATGAATGTGGATATTAAAGCAGGTACAGAGGTAAGATGTCTTGAGGGGGAAAGCGTACGAGGAGAAGGCAAGGTTTACATTGTAAAGAATGCTAACTATTTCAATAATTCTGAATTATGGTTATAGATAGTGATTTCTCCGATGTAGACCAGTTCTTTGATGCTTTAGAGTGGGAAGTTCAGAAAGGTATGATAGACGTTGGCGATGCGGCTGTTAAGGACGCAGAAGAAAGCGGAACATACCAAGACCACACACTCACTTTGAGAACGTCCAATGCCTACGATGTAGACGAGGACGGGCTGACATTAGAGAACACCGCTCCTTACGCATCATATGTCGAGGCAAAGGGATTTGTTGTACTGAGTGACCCTGCATTGAGAGCAGAGAAGAAACTAAAAGAAATGTTTGAATGATAGTAACTACCGACATAGCAGATATTCTCTACCGAGATTGCAAGGCGTTTGGGATAGAGATAGTTCCTTTCGGCAAAACCCTTATAGACGAGTTGAAAGACGAACGCATCACTATCCACGTGAAAGGACAGACCCCGAGCAAGTATTGGGAGAAGTGTTTTTGTGACATCAATCTGTGCGTACCCGATTTAGGGGTGAAAATTGCCAATACACTTCGATTAAAGGAATTGGAGCGAAAGGCAAAAGAACTATTCAAAAGCGTAACGGGCGAGTTTGATGGAACAAGGTACAACTATGAGATAGATACTATCCACATTGAAGCGGACACTGCTTTGAAGTGCCATTTTATTAATTGTAGAATATTGTTTAACGCATTAAACGTAACGTAAATATGGGAAAAATTTCAGCCGTCGGCATTAAGAAGATTTTTTATGCTGACATTTCCGTAATCAAGAATGACCTTACCGCAGCAAGTGCAAGTACAATCATCAAGGCTGCCAAGACAGCTAAGAATGAGGTAATGAACGTGCATGGTGAAACATGGAACATTGAAGAGAGCGAGGCTTCTGTTACTCCATACAAGAACCAGCTCACAGGTCAAGCATACCGATATGACACCACTCAAGGCGAGATTACACCTCAGTTCTCAATCGGTCAGTATGACTATGCTGCCAAAGCTGCTCTTATGGGTGGTGAAGTCATCAAGAAAGGCGGTGCAGGTGCTGACAAAGATGACATCGTTGGTTGGAAGCGAGCTACTGATAAGGTTGTCATCAAGAAGGCTCTGTTCTGTCTAACTGAGGACGATGTATGGTTCATCTTCCCTAACTGTCAGATTGTAGCACGTGAGGCAAACACCGACAAGGCTATCGCTATTGCAGTCAAGGGTCTTGTTCAGGCTCCTACCGTTGATGGTGTGTCACCAGAGTATAACTTTGACGAGTCAGAGGTTAAGGCTTTGGCATAGGGTAAGGATTCAGGATAACATCGGGGTGGAACGTGGCGAAAAGACCACCTCCACCCTTTTTTATTTTCAGTATGAGTAAAGCAAGTAAATTAGTATCAGATGCAATCTTAGGCAATGACTATGCGATTGTCTACGTGAATAATCAAGCATACGCTATTCAACCTCCTACGATCAAGCGGTTGGCAGGTGCTATATCATGTATCAGTGACATAAACCTATCAGAGGGTAGTTCAATAAAAGAGATGCTCCTATCTGCAAAGGATAGTGAAGCATACGCAAAGGCTCTCTCGTGGCTTATGGCAGGCGATTTATCCAAGACTAAGGAATTATGCAATGGAACTCTTGAGGAGGTCGTAGATGCGCTTGCAGCAGGTTTTGACCTTATCGGTATTGCCCCTTTCTTGAAAGCTGTCAGTTTGACGAAGAACGCAAGCCTGCTGGCAGCAACACCGAAGTAGTCGGAAATAAAACCCTTTTGGGACAAATAGCGTCATTCATGGATAGCTTGCATCTGACGTATGACGAAGTAGTTAATCAAATTCCTTATCGCAATCTCATTATCATGCAGAAAGACAAACAGCACGAGGCTTTCGGTGACGTGGTGAAGAAAATCAGTGGTAAGGAACTCGCAAAAAGGAGAAGAAAGTAGATATGGCAGAATTGAAATTCCGTGTACAAGCAGACTATGAAAAGGTTCAGCGGTTACGAGATGAGATAACGAAGTTAAAGCAGGAGATTAAAGGTGTAGATGCTATTCAAGACCCTACATCCTTTAATAAGCTGAATAGTAAATTACAACAGACTTCTAAGGAATTAGGGAATGTCACTGGTAAGATTGCCGAGGCATCTGCTGCAATGGAAACAGACTTTAAGCAGAAGATATTTGCAGCTTCGCAGGGTGTCAATGACTTTACAGAGAAGATTATTGCACAGAAGGCTGCTGTGCGTGCAGCGCAAGAGGACGTGCGTAGGCTGTCAGAGGCTTATCGAGATGCAAAGAGAAATAATAGTGACAACGCAGATGGACTTCTTTCGCAGGTGAGAGGTGCCAAGTCGGTACTTGATGAACAGCGAGCAGCACTTTTCTCGTTGACGCAAGAGCAGGCAACGGCAAGGCTATCAGTAAAGAAACTCCGTGACGAATACGCATTGTTACGGCAGGAAGGTGGCGGAACGGCAGAAACCATGAACCTGCTTACTGGTAAGCTCAAGCAGATGAGCGGCATGCTTCTTGGCGGCATGGGACTGAAAGAGCTTGCAAGCAGAATTATATCCGTCCGTGCAGAGTTCGAGAGCATGGAAACATCCCTTAAAGTCCTATTGGGAGGTAACGAGGAGCGTCTAAACAATATCATGGGGCAAATTAAAGAATATGCCCTTGCTTCTCCGCTGAACACAAAGGATATGGTCGGTGCGGTACAGATGATGACATCCTTTGGTATCGAGGCTGAGAAGTCTATTGACTACCTAAAGGCTATCGGTGATGTATCAATGGGTGATACAGGGAAGTTCAACTCCCTTGCGCTTGCTTTCTCACAGATGAGTAGTGCAGGAAAGTTGATGGGACAAGACTTGCTAAAATGTGTGGCGTGATAGGTAGGAATACCTATTATAATTATCGGGTAAAATCGGTGAACCCTAAATTTACTGAAATCGGTCTTTGAAATGTTGTAGAAAATTAGTATCTTTGTACCAAGATATAAAACAGATGATAGATGCAAAAATATTACGTTTATATTTGGTACTTAAAGAGTTCTAAGGAAGTTTTCTATGTTGGAAAAGGTAGCGGGAATCGTGTAACAAGCATGAAAGACCGCAATAAACATTTTCGCAATATCAGAAGTAAATGCGAATGCGACTACGAAATCGTTAAATACTTTGATGATGAAGAAGAAGCATACAATTATGAGTTGAAACTTGGAACAGAGTATAAAGCCAAAGGTCAAGCGTGGTGCTCTTATGTTTTAGGCAAGACAGATAAGTTTGTGTCAAATGAAACGAAGAGGAAAATTGCTAAGACCTTAAAAGGTAATACTCCTTGGTCTAAAGGAAAGCATTTATCCGAAGAAACCAAAGAGAAGATTAGGCAAGCGCATTTAGGTAAAAAGCAATCAGAAGATGCAAAGAAAAGAAGAAGTATTGCTTTAATGGGGCATAAAATGTCTAAATCTACTTGTAAAAAGATAGCATTGTCAAAAATGGGAGAAAAGAATCCTATGTATGGCAAAAAGCAATCAGAAGAAACCATAAGAAAAAGGATGGCGAAAATGATTGGGCATGAAGTTTCAGAAGAAACAAGAATGAAGATTGGCATTTCTAACGGCAAAAAAGTTGCTAAAATCGAAGTTGGAACAGATAAGATACTAATGCTCTATAATAGTGCGTCCGAAGCGGCACGACAAAACAATATGAAGAATGAAAGTATTTCTAAATGTTGCAGAGGCGAACGCAAGACATCGGGCGGTTTCAAATGGCAATATCAGTAAACATGGCAATACCGAGCTAAGGCGCAAGATTACGAAAGGCTTGCGAACAGTGTAACGCATAGAGGGTGAATAAATATAATCCCTCCACGAGTATCCGACACCCCACCGAGTAATCGAGGGTGAAAATGTATGCTGAACTTATAGGAAACTATAAGAACTATGGGATAAAAAGCCTGTAGGGTAACAAAATGGCAAATGGTCAATGCTGGGTTCAATCCATTGGAGGAGATTTCACGCAAAACGGGTAAATCTATCGGTGAACTTAAAAATGAGATGTCGAAAGGTGCTATCACTTCAAAGATGGTGCAGGATGCATTTATCTCTGCCACAAGTGCAGGTGGTAAGTTCTATGGTATGGCATCAGAGGGCGCAAAGACTCTCAATGGTCAGATTTCCATGCTCCAAGAGTCCTTTGATAACATGTTCAATGAGATAGGCTCTAAGGGCGAGGGAGTTGTCATGAGTGCCGTACAAGCAGGCACTTATCTTGTTGAGAACTACGAAACAATAGGAAAGGTTTTAGAGGGGTTGATTATTACGTATGGTATATACAGAACGGGACTTGCTTTAAATATGGTGCTTGAGAAAGCAATGGCGGCAAATATGACTATTACAGGATATGTTATTGATTCGCTTAAAGCAAAATGGGCGGAACTTAACGCAACGGCACTCTTAAATCCTTATGTCGCAGCAGCAGCGGCTTTAGCCGCATTTGGCATGGCTCTATATGAAGTTTCCAAGCAAGCTGATACGGCATCTGCGGCTAATAATAGATTAGAAGAAGCAAATAATAATGTTTCAAAAACAGCAGAAGCGGAAATAAGTAAACTAAATGACCTTCGTGCAGAACTTGAACAAAGTGAGAAAGGGACAAAGTCATGGAAAGATGCAAAAGATGCTATTATCTCCCAGTATGGACAGTATGATAGTAAACTTGCTGCCGAAATTGACCGCACTGGTACTTTGACATCAAGCTACAATAGACTTACAGAGGCTATTCGCAAAAGTGTAGCAGCACGTCAGCTAAAGCAATTCTATGATAGCAACATGCAAGCAACACAAGATGACATACAGAAGAGGAGGGCAACTCTATATAAGGGTCTTGTAGATGTTTATGGGCAGGGATACGCTAACGAACTGATGAAGTCTGTAAACGAGTATGTTTCTACTGGAAAGGGATTGGACAAAGAAGTTGTTTATAAGGGGAAAAAAACAACTGTCAGAAACCTTACCAATAACATTCATGGCGCATTATTTTCTTTAGGTGGAGGTGCTGAAATTAAGCAGATGAGAGAATTGCAAGTCAATGGAGACAAAGCAGTAAACGACTTTGCTGATATGAATGGTATTTCTAAAAAAACAAGAAATGAAATCATTTTCGGTATCAAAGACCCCGAAAATAATAGCAAAGGTAATAGCGATGTCAAATACACTAAAGCCTTAAAGGATGCACGCAATGAGGCTATAAAGAAGCGTAAAAAATTAGAGCGTGCAAAAAAACAAGGTACACAAGGTGAGTTTCTTAAAGCGCAAGAAGAATATAAGGCGGCAAACGAGGCGTATTCAAAACTATCGGGCAGCACGTTGGAAAGCGAAGATAAATCATCTGCTAAAAGTGCAAAGAGTGCCGAAGCAGCAGCCAAAAAGGCACAGAAAGCACGTGAAAAAGCACGTGAAAAAGCAGCAAAAGCCGCAAGGAAAGTAGCCGAGCAACAGAACGAAGCCAACGAGAAAGCCTTTGAGATTGAAACAAAAGCGAAACTTGATAATAGGCGAAAAGCGGAGGACTTAGCAAACGAAACCGAGCAGGCAGAGATAAACATTCTCAAAGATGGCAACGAGAAGAAACTCCGACAGATAGAACTCAACCGCAAGAAAGAGCAAGAGGCTATCGACAGAGCATTTGAGGACATCAAGCAGCAACGTATCGAGCAAGCTAAGCAAAAGTGGGAGGCAAATCCTAATAACAAGGGCAAAAACTTCTACAATAGTTCCGAGTACGCTTATGCTTCCTCTAATGACCGCTATACAGATGCAGAGTACAAGAATTATAATGCAAAAACAAAGGCAGCATGGAATAAGTATGATGAGGAAATTGCTAAACTCAAAAATGCAGAGATAGCATACGAGGATAGTCTTATCAAAGCCAATGAGTCTTATTTTGACAAGAAGACAGACCTTGTGCAGAAATACTCTAAGGATGTAATAGAAATAAATAAAGCTATTTCAGAAGCCGAGAAACGTGGTGACGGAGATAGGGTTAACGCATTATACCGCACGCTGACAGAGGCGAGGGCAAACTATGGTAAGGAGCAAATGACACTTGCCTTTGAGCAGTTAAAGAAAGACCCTAACTATGTAGCGGCTTTTGACGACCTCAAGGGGGCATCAACGGACACCCTAAATAGCCTTATCGGACGATTTAGCGAGGTTAAACAAGCAGCAGGAGAGGCTCTCAACCCCGAAGGAGTAAAGACATACTTTGACGCTATCAATGGAATGATTGATGAGCTTATCAGCCGTGACCCTATCGGAATGATAAAGAAACTCACCGATGAGTTAATCAAGCAGCAGGACGAGTTAAAAGCAGCCGAGAATAGACGAGATAGAGTAAAAGGCGGAGAGAAGATTGTCAAGAACATAGGCTACAATAAAGACCTTAAAAAGTGGGTATCTGAATATTGGGAATTAGCAGATGCAGAGGCGGACGTTGCTGCAAAAGGTCAGCAGGTAACACAGACTACCCATAAGATAGAAAACGCACACAAGACCCTCACGAAGTCTATTCAAGGCGTAGCTGACAAGATGGGCGAGTTAGGCGGTAAGATAGGGGGACAGACTGGAGAGATATTCTCTCTCTTTGGCTCTGTGATGACCTATTATCAGACTATATCCGATGGCGTTACTGCGATAGGTAAGGCTGGTTCGGGTGCTATGAAAGCTATTGAGTCAGCAAGCGTGATATTAGCTATCATAAGTGCAGCTATTCAGCTTATGCAAACACTTAGCAGCGTACTTCCTAATCAAGATGACTTATACGAGAAAGCAGCACGAAAGCAAGCGGAGATAAACAAACTCCGTGACTCTGTGAACGATTATCGTCTTGCGGTGATGAAAGCACGCCACGAGGAAAGTAATTGGTTCTCTGATAGCGGTCTGAAAGGTTTGCAAGATGCCTACGAGGAACATGGGCAAGTTGCTGAGTCTTATTATAAGAAACTCAACGAAGCGCAAGAGCGATATATCGATAAGTCTTCTGGTCTTAGAAAGGCTATGGTGCCTATCGTAGCAGGTATTACCGCCATTGCGGCTGTTGCGGCTGGTGTATTTACAGCAGGAACAGGAACAGCAGCTATCGGCGCTTTAGGGTCGGCGGTCATTGGTGCGTTGACTACTACGGCAGTAACGGCAACAGTAGCTACCGCAGCTGGTGTGGCAGTGGCAGGTCTTGCTGGTGCTATCGTAGGCAAGGCTATTGACTCCGCTGTAGGTTCAATTACTTACAAGAATGGGCAAGTAGCTGCAAAAGATAATCTCCGCATTCAGACACAGCATAAGTCTTTTTGGCGAGGTCAGAAAACAGCTGACCTCAAAGAATGGGTAAAAGAGAAGTATGGTAAAGACCTATTCGGAGAAGATGGAATGATTGACAAGGAACTCGCTAACGAGGTCTTAAAGAACTACGGACATAAGCTACAAGGCGAAGCAAAGGAGACATTGGAAAAACTCGTTGAACTTAGAGAGAAATACGATGAGTTTAATAAGTCTATCCATGAGTACGTGTCTAAGATGTACTCTCCTTTGGTGTCTGATATGACAGATGCCGTATGGGCATGGCTCAAAGACGGCAAAGATGCTCTTTCTGAGTTCAAGAACTCGGCTTCAAAGACCTTTGCGGATATTTCAAAGGATATGGTTAAACAGCTTCTTTTGAAGAATGTGTTTAGCAAGTATGAGGATAAGCTGTCTAACTTATACAAGGCTTATGCAATGAAGGCTATTAACGAGAACGAACTCGGGGCAGCATCAGCGAACCTTGCAGGAGAGATAGTGGATAGCATGAATACTTATTTGCCTGTAGCGCAAAGTCTGTTAAAGCAGCTACAAGAGGGATTTGCGGCAAAAGGAATAGATATTACAAGGGAGGGCGACAGCTCGCAGACAGCAACCGCTAACGGAGTAACATCTATCACCTTCGAACAGGCAAGTAATATCATTGCACTCACCACAGCAGGGAATATCTCACGTGACCAGATAAAAGACATTCTGACGGCTAAATTAAGCACGATGGACGCATCTATGCGTGGTGTTCAGATGATGGCGGTAGAACAGAAGTCTATTGCGGACGAACTGAGAACGATACAAGCGAACTCCTATCTTGAGTTGCAGGGTATTCACGATGACACATCTGCAATGAATAAAACGCTCAAAACAATGAGTGGCGATATGTCAGAAATCAAACGAGAACTTAAAAAGATGTAATATGACAGAATTAATCATTAACGGCAAGGATGCCTTTACAGAATGGGGCATAAGAATGGGTGACGGCTTTCTCGATACCCTTAACGGATATTTCCCAATGAAGGAGTATATCACCAACAACGACAGAACGCAGGATGGTGTTCAGTATGTCGGCACTCCAAAGGTCAATGAACGCAGTATTGTCCTAAACTTCACTATGGAGGGCAGGGATGCGGCAGATTTCAACACAAAGAACAAAGCCTTTGTGGAGGTTATGCGAGGGGGTGACGTGTCTATACAAGTTCCTAATGACGGCACGGATGTTTATCACCTCAAATACACTGGTAAGAGTTGCACATTTGCGAGGAACACGGAACGAACCTTTGCAAAACTCGGGCTTGCTTTCATAGAGCCAAACCCCATCAATAGGACATAAAAAGAGGGTAGCTTAACGGCTACCCTTTATTTTAGTCAAAATACGAATATCGGTTTTTGAAGAAGTCTTCTATATCCTTTACCAATGTCGGATTACTTGATAATGCTTTATTGTTTATCAACAGATATGCACTTTTCTCTTTATTCTCTTTGTGAAAAAAGAACTCATTACTAAAATAAGTAGCTACAATCGTAGAGTATACCTTATATCTCTTCGTTTCGTTAGAAGAACTTTCGTTAATTCTATTAGCTCCGACAAATCCAAAAGAGGCGTTAGGGTTTTTCTCATAAACACTTAGCATCACATTTATACAGGTGTTTATAATCTTTCTCGGCTCATTTGTACCCGTAAGTAATCGATATTTAAGTTTAGAATTTCTCCACTTTTTTGGATAGAATTTTACGGCAAAAACATCATGCTCGTATTGTTCTACAAGCACGATGTACCATAGATTCGATTTTGTTGATTTGAACGTATACAGACTATTTCGTATGTGTCCATTCTCATTAATATGCTTATTCTTGTCAAGATACTCATTCATAAGAAATCTGAACGAGTATGAATTAGGTATATAATTCACAATAGATATTGATATACGGATATTCTCCTTTTCAGAAGCTCACCCTTAGACACATCTGACAGCACAAAGGTACTATTATTCTTCGCTTGTGCGTCATTCTGTTGCTTCAATTTAAGATTTCCCATAATAATGCCATAATTCCTTTAGTGTTGCAAAATTACACAAAAGTATATTGACATCCAAATAAAACCACTTAAAATTATGTAAATTACTTAGATAAACCATTTAGATAAACCATTTAGGGCGTTTACCAACCTCCTTTGACCTGCCGTCGGTATTACCGACGTTAGCTTTTCGTCATCATCTAATGTGGAAATAGCATCTCTTGCATTCTTTATATCAAGGGCATTACACACGTCTTTGGCTACAAACCAAATATCTCCGTCTATATCAATGGTTGTAATTTCATTGAACAGCTGCTCTTCCTCACTCTGGTATTTGAATATCTGTAGTTGCATAAATACTAAAATGAATTGTTTTGCACATCTTTTTGTTTGGTCCTTATTTATCTCAAATGACCATCAACCTTTATAGATGCTCTTTCTCGCTCTTCTGCACTGATTTCCTTAGGCTTAGGTTGTTCACCCTTATTACAGAAGTGTTCTGTCAACTTGCTCACATTATCTGTCATTATCCATAACTTGAAGAAAAGGATAATTTGCAATATACCGAAAATTATCAGCACGATTGCGAGTAAATTTAGGTCATTCATATTAAAATTCGTTTTAATTCATTAAACTTATCAGGATTTTCCATGTCCTCCCAAAAGAACCTCTTATATCTATTCCTATTAAAACCATTTTCGTTTGTATAAACAAGAATCATTTCCTTATCACAGAGAATTATAATAGGTGCTTCTAACAAATGTGCGTAAGAATTAGCTTGTTGAAATGCTGTATATACTTCTTTTCTGTTGTGCATGGAAAGTTTTGCTTCTATAAGTACTTTGGCAATGTAGCCATTATCTGTTTTTGTACAATGCACCGCAAAATCAGGATATATTCTTTCACCGCATCCAGCCCGTAATGGAACTTGTCGCATGTAGTCTGTCATACCCATACTATCAAGTAAAGGTATTAATAAATGTTCTTCTACATCTTTCTCTAATTTTATATTTGTACAAGCTATTTTAGGTGCATATAAGACTGGTAATTTACTTGTATCGTACTTTTTTGTCTGTATTATTCGCAAAAACTCTTGATAATCCCTATTACTTATTTCCCATCCATTTACTCCTTGAAAGTTTTTCCTGACAAGTGGATGAGAAGAAAAGTATTCATCGTTCTTTAATTCCTGCAAAGTTACATGTGGTAGCTTTATTCTACTTCCTATGTATGTGTTAGCATAGTAATAAAAGAACGGGTCTATAACACCATCTGTTTGGGCTATCCACATACATGTTATTGCACATATAGGGGAGGTTTCGTAGTGTATGAGAATATCTCCTCGCATAGTATCCTCATTAGCTTGCCAAAATGTAAAATCCAAATCTTCTATTGGCATAATCTTACCACCAATAAACCAAGCCTTAGACGGTTTCGGCAATTCTGTTGGAATATTCTTTGTAAGCCCTTGACCAAAGTCATAAAGCATAGCGCATAGCTCATACGGAGATAGTCCATTTTCTTTACGAAAAGAATATAGTATCTCGCATAGTTCCCAATAATACATACACCGTGCCCTATAATTACTCTTTTTAGGTGGTAATGGCAATTCTATATCGAATATATCAAATACTTTTATAAGGTCAAAGAAATGGTATCGGAATATATTAGGAAAGAAATACTCTGGAGCCTTGAAAAACAACATGAAAGATATATCCATATTAGCCATGAGATATGTTTTGTAGTCTGCTTTTTCTACAAATGTATCCCCGTCCTTATACAGGATTTCTCCGTCTATAATTTGTTCATATAGATTTCGTGCGTCATCTATATTGGTTGGCAGTGACATATTCTCGATTGCAAGTTCCCATAGAAGTTCACAACAATCTTCCATACTGTCTTTATCTGAAAACCTTGCCTCCATGGGATTATATTTGGAGACAATATCATATATAGATACATTGTGGGCAGCATTTTCAAATAAACTAATAGTTTTCTTGCCGACATCAGTTTGTTTATACAAGCCCCATGTGTACTGATTAAACTTCATTTCTTTGTTATGGTTACTTTAATAGGATTTCCGCAGTGGGGACAAACAATGTTATTATTTTCCTTTTGTACTTCTTCGGACGAGGCGAACAGCTGCCATATAGGCACATTAAGAGCAGTAGCAATTTCTTCTGCTTTTTCTACAAGCAGCTTTCCTGCCACTTGACGACTCAATGCTTGACGGCTTACGCCCATAGTGTCAGCAAGTTGCGAAAGAGTTATACCCTTTTCTTTTAATATTTCTTTTATTCTCATATTGCAAAGATAACTATTATATATATAATGTAAACAATACTATTTACTAAATTATGTTAATAGTAATAATTTTATTATCATTTTATTTGTTTATGTAAATAGTATTATTTACCTTTGCATTGTGATTAAGAAACAAAGTATAAAACTA